GCAACACACGAAGTGTACGAAGGTTTAGTTGATAACAATGAAGCCTATGACCCTAAAGGATAAAAACCTCGCAATAAATTCTACTCCTACTGCACATACGGTAGATAGGGAAAGTAACAGTAGTAAGGATAGTTCTAGTGTATCGTCTACGATACAGTTTCAGTCTAATTTAAGTACTGATACAGGGGAGTTGGATATAGTCGGAGATGTGGACACAGGCATAAACGGAAACCTTAAAAAAGGAAAGTATGATGACCTGAATTTCTCGATACCAAAAGGAGTTAAGAGACAAGCCGAGCAAGGACTGGCACTACGCAAGAAGTTTGGTAGAGGTGGTACTAGCGTTGGATTAGCAACGGCTCGCTATCTTGTCTCCAATACAAAAGCCTCGCCTGAGAAAGTAAGACACATAGCCAAGTACTTCCCTAGACACGAAGGAGACTTAACTAGCCAAGCTCATAGAGACTACATAGCAGGACGAACTGGTCGTGCGACTAACGGTTGGATTGCTTGGAAGCTATGGGGTGGCAGTAGTGGTAGAACTTGGAGTGAGAAGTTAGTACGAGCTATGAACAAGAGAGATGAGAAACAGAGTAGTGCGTCAGAACTAGTACGGAGACATAAGCTCAGAGAACAGACTGACGCAGAGTACAGGTACAATCGTCTCAGTTCAGTTGAGGTCAAGCAAGGTATCTATCGGAACTATGAAGCTATGTTACGGAACTGGGAGAAGTGGTACACGGACTTCTACTTCGGTCTGTTGCGTAGTCAGAATGAAAAAATCACGAGGAGTATGGGGCGTGGGAAAGATAACCGTGCATACAAAAATTCCATTTTGAATGGACAATCTCCGATTCTGAATAAGTTGATTGATGACACTACGCTTGATTGGAAACTAGATTTGTATGATGTGTACTTATCAGAAGTCTATGACTTTGAATTATTCCAAATGGGTATTCTCTTACCTGAAACTCTTAAAGGTTATTCCGAAGTCGAGGACACGGACTTATACGATTACAAGGCAAGAAGGAAAAACCGTAGCCAAGTGGTCAATGAGGGTTTCTATCCAATACGAACTCGTGGTGGTGGGATTATTCCAACTGCTCAGTCTCCACTTCCTAGAACAAGATACAACCGACAAGCAGTTGCGTTTGTTAATCAGAGACTAGATTCTGTCTTACCTGATTTAGCAAAAACCACGAAGGCTACATTGAACAGAACAATCAGAAGAAGTATTGACGAAGCAGTCGAGCTTGGACTGAGTGGGGACACAATGTATGAGTACATTACTGGACAAGTAGAGAATGCCTTACCTAAAAAGTTTATGGGTAGAGCTTCGACTATTGCTAGAACAGAAGGTGGGGCTTTATCACAATTTGGTCAATATGACGCAGTACAGAAATCAGGATTGATTACCGTCAAAGAGTGGCAGACACAATTCAACAATTCAAGAGACACACACATTCAAGCTGACGGACAAGTTGTAGGGCAGAATGAATTATTTGTAGTTGGTGGAGAGAGAGCTGAATATCCTAAAGCACCAAACCTATCTGCCAAAGAAACAATCAACTGTCGGTGCAACGTACTTTATCGTGAGGCAAGTCCCAACGGCTAAAGAAGTCGGTAAGCACAAAAATTTTTTTTTCCCTCTGCCCTTCGACCCTCAACAAACTTATTGAATAAGTATGCGAGTGAAAAACAAAAGGGGGTGCAGAATGGAAGAAGTAACTTATGAAGAATATTATCTTATTCTTAAATTTCTAAATACATTAAACAACAATCAACTAGACATAGCCAAAATGTCTATACGCCAAATAACAAGGCAAAGGGAGAGAGATGAAAAGTAGTCTCTCTCCTGATTCTTTGACAACAGTTGTATCTATTAATATTGGTTATAAAATTAAAGATGATTTGTCAATGGTAGAACAAAGGATAGATTATTTAATTTTTGATTCTAAGACTAAAGAAATTATTTGGATAAACAAGAATTACAATCCTAGTTTGGAAACAAAGAGAGAAGTTTTTAATATGCTAAAGGAATAAAAGTAAGCAAAATTTTTTCTCAAACGAAAAACCCACCGAATGAACGGTGGGCTTCCGAGTTTCGATTAAGCGTGAACTAATAATCGCAGACTGCACAACTTTGTTTGTTTCTAATCAATGGACATAATCCACCGTCCATTAAAAACAATTTAAGTAATCCTCTTTGGTCTATCCAAAGAGTTTTCTTTTGTTGTGTACGATAGTAACTTCCGTTCTGCCTTCTTCTTGAGCTACGGAACAAGTTATAGAACTTAGTGCCACTATGATATTCAACTGCTACTACAACTCTTGAATTTTTATAAGTGTACTTCGCACCTGTTGAACTTGTTACTGTTTTACTCTCAGTAATAGTTCTAAGCTCTTTGACTTTTAATTCAACTGAGCCTGTGTGCTTATCTCCGTCTCCATAATAAGTATTTCCAATGTAGTGTGGAATTGTAATTGTCTCTCCGACTTTAAGGTCTGTAATGTCAGGAATATTTTTATCCCACAATCCAAAGGACTTTAAATCAAAATCTCTTTTAAGTTGATTTAAGGTTTTACTTTTATTGTTTTTTGTTTGGGTAACAATTTCTGTATCTCCAACATACAAACTTATTGGATATGAGATAGGGTCTCTATCCCATAAACCTGTGCTTACCCATTTAGTTTTTTCTTGCATTATTTTTCTCCGTTTCTATTTGTTGATATATTTTTTATTTCATTCATAATCTAAGATTAGCAGGTTTGAAATCTTATGCAACCCAAAATAAAAAAACCCACCGACCTAAGTCGGTAGGTTTTCATTTTAATATTTAGCAAGTACAGTTATGATGTTCTTTATTACAAAACTGAGCATTTTTTCTATCATACATATAGGCATAAAATAATGTTAGATTTTGTTGTGGTATAGAAATAATATATTGTACTAAATCTATCCATAGTTGTTGTCTTTGTTCTTTTCTGTATTTTTTCCTATAATCAAAATCTGCGATAGATACAGAAACTAATTTACTTTTTCTAGGTAATCTTGTATTACTTTTCCAATAGTATTTTGGTGTTTTAGTTTTTTTCATTTTTCGTTTCCTTAATTTATAAAATCCCTGTGTGAGATTTTTTCTCCCTCTATATATATCTAATACCTCGACTTTTTGCAATTCTGACCTTTTTCAAAAATAAATATAATTTAAGATTTGACAAACTATGAATCTTCGATTAGGGTCTCCCTATGAATGTAATTAATAAAGGAGTAAATATGTTTAGTGATAAAGAACTAGACCTAAAAACAAAAAGGCTAAATACCTTTTCTAATTCTAAACAAAAAGCACTTGTTGAAAAATGGGTAGCTATGTCAGATAACGAAAAATTAAATTACGTTGTTGAATTAATAGAGGAGAGAAGATAATGCCAAAGTATAAATTTAGTGAATCATTCCAAGTTGACTTCGAGGTAGAAGCTGACACGGAAGCAAAAGCTCAACAAATGTATTCCAACCTGTTTGATAAAAATATCAAGCTAGGTTTCGACAAGTGGAAGGACGTTGAGAAGAAGATTCTCGTAGGGAAGTTTGAAGTCCGTACAATAGAATCAGAGGGAGAAGAAGAATAATGATTTACCAAAAAAAAACAACCTTTAAATTTGATTGCCCTGATTGTAGCCTTGAGCTTGAGGTCACGCACTTGATGTGGTCTGCCCTTGAGTGCTTACATTGTAAGGCAGAGTTTGAAAAGGAAGATGTGATTCTAAAATGACAATCTTTGAAAATATAAAACAACTCATCAATCATCTTGACCACGTCAACCAACTGGAAGAAGTGAGCAAGTTGCTGATGATACGCAAGTTACAGATTCAACTAGAGGAGAGGGAACAAAAATGATATTTCAATGCAACTGCCCAAAAGAAAAAAACTGTAAGGGACATTACACCTTGCAAGAATCTTCTGAGTTCTTAACAACCTACAAATTTAGCAGGAGAGATGTCAAAGATGATGTGGTAACTGTGCCTACTAGAAAATGTGTTAATTGTTTAGAAGAAGGAACGGTAGAAGTCATTAGACGAGACTGGTATGAATATCTTTGGGAGAATCCTAGAAAAACAGTACAGGAACATTTTCCATATCTATCAAGAGCTTTTAGAGAACAGATTATTTCAGGGACACACCCAGTATGTTTCGCACAAATGTTTGGAGACGAAGAATGAGCCAAACAAAAGAAAACTATACTTGTAAAAACTGCAACAGGGTTACCTTACTAGACGGAAGGTCTGAACTTTGTTACGACTGTAACAGAGGAGATATTTAGTGTTAATATAAAATTGTAGCTAGGTTTCATTCCCTGTACCTAGTTATAAAGCAGATAATGAAGCAGTAGCTTTGTTTCATTCATTCATCTAAACTCCGAAGCTACTGCTATCTGCACAATTAAAAAATATTAAGCGTAGTATTTAGTTTTTAATTTAAAGATTAACATTTCATTATTGATAGCATTTATATCAATCATTTTTGCTTTAATTTTTCTGCTACTTTTAATAAATTTAATCATAGGCTTTACATCAAAGTCTAAACTTAAAGGATAGTTTGACCACAAAAAATCGACTGCAAGTTGTGTATCTGAAACTTTCATTCCACCCCCTTTTTTACTTATTATGTTTTTTGTTTCCATATAAGTTACTAGTGATAAGTTTTACTTTTTTTGACTATTTTTTAACTATTTTTTTAAATTTATGAATAAGTTGTTTTTAAACCTTATAAACATTGAGCTTTTAAAAACTAATTATAGTAAAAATCACTATAAATCCTTGTATATAATCTTTGATTATGTATAATAATAGTATGAAAGAAACAAACAAAGAAAACGGAGAAAACAAAATGAATGTAGTTAATGAGCAAATTTTAGAGGTAGAAGCTAGATTAGAAAATCTCAGAAATGAAAATAAAGTAAATACTCAAGAATACAAGTTCAACCAAGATATGTTGTACTTCCTTGAGAACAACATTTCAATTACCCTTTAATAAATTAACAAAAGCAATTAAGCCACCAACATTGGTGGCTTTTTTGTTATAGTAAACCTATGGCAAGTTTATCAAGCATAAGGTCAGGTCTCTCAACGAGACTTGCAACAATTTCAGGACTAAGTGTTTATTCCTATGTTCCTGATTCAATAGAGCCACCAACTGCCGTAGTTGGAGTAATGAGTTCAGTAGATTATGATTCTACAATGTCTCGTGGCTCAGATTCATACGAAATACCTCTTTATCTTTATGTTTCACGAGTTGACGCAGAATTATCGCAAGATTCTCTTGATGAATTTCTTGCAGGAAGTGGAAGCTCAAGTATAAAACAAGCAATAGAAGGAGACTCAACACTTGGTGGTGTGGTATCTTCTGCTAGAGTTGTTGAAGCAAGTAATTATGGTGTATATACTATAAACAGTATTGATTACTTAGGCGTAGAATTTAGCGTGGAGATAATAACATAATGTATGAAGTTGTAAATGGCATAACAGTCGAAGATAAATATTTTGCTCAAGGCGAAATTATCGATAATAAAAAAGTGCCACAAAAAAGTATTAAGTGGCTTCTCGAACAAGGTATGCTTATCAAGATAGATAAAGCATATAAAGAAAAAAAATTAGCAGAAGCTAGTAAAGTAAGAGCAAGAGATGATAAAGGACACTTTATTGCAGACGACCCTTCCACCGAAAAGAA